TGTGATGCTTCCTGAGCAGGTTCTATTATTGGTTCTAGTGGTTCTAATATCTCCTCTTTTGCTTTATCAACAATTTCTTCACCAGTTGGTAAATCAAAATCTTTAATTGTTTGTATAACTTCTTTAAGCATATCTAAAGCTTCATCAATTGAATGATACAAAGAAGCTAGAACAACAGGTTTAGGAATATTAAGATCTATAGTTGGTATTGATTCAGCTATTGCAATAAACTTAGCTGTTGCATCCGCTCGTTTATCAAATCTACAAGCTACTAACCATAAACCACCAATTATGACAGGTTGTAATACTGATACTACAGGAGGTATAAACCTATTCCATTTTACTGATTTAAATAATTCGTCAAAGTCTTTTTGACTGTTAGGCAGTTTCATATCTTATAACCTGTTAACATAGCTGATATTGCCCCATTATCGCCATCCTGAGTAGCCATAACCTTAACTTGACTATTAGGGGGAATAACAAACTCAAACATCTTTGGTTGTTGTCCTAGATTAAAATCTACTATAACTATTTTTTCAGTAAACATACTTATCCCGTCAACCTGTATAGTATAGCTTAAACTTTCACCAGCTCCCATACCTGACCAGTCGATCCCTAACATTATACGTGTCAGGAAATAATCAGCAGGGTTGGTATAATCGAGGAGAGTTAGAGCGGAAGCGGTAAGACTTTTATTTCCACTCCAACCGTAAATGTAACCCTCTTTAACTCTTAATATTGATTGGCTTGGTGCTAAGCTCATATAGTATACACTTTACCAGTTAAAGTCATTTGCATAGTCCTATCACTACCTGAAGCTTGAGCTAAAGTCATTTTAACATTAGATAACGGTGGTATCAATATAGTTGGTGGACTATCCCATAATGTATGGTCGACTGTAGCATCGAAAAAAGTATGAATAACACTATTACCATTTAATGTTACTTCAATAGCCAGTTGACTACTTGCTATCTGAGCGATCGCTCCATGGTATTCAAATTTAGCTATAATGTATTTTTTACCTGTGGTAAATTCCAACATAGTCGTATTACTATCACTAACGGCCACATCACCACTATAAGCATAACAGTGGTTCCCAATTATAGTTAGACCTTTTTGGGGCCCACTAAATATTGCATTGGCTCCTATTGCTTCTTTAGCCATTCTTTTTATTCGAAATAAAGAGTCACGGCACCGCTCGAAGCGGATGCACTACCGCCAGCTGCAAATTGTATAGCAATTTGCAAATCGACGTTATTGACTCCTGCAATACTGAAGGCGACTGGCACAGAATTAAAACCTACTGCAGCTGCTGCGTCTGCAGTATCTCCAGCAATACCCATTATTGTAAAGTTCTGTTCAGACATATTAGATCCAGACAAACGGCAAACGACTTGGTATCCTTTTGCATTGGTTGTGTCAAATGCACAATCTACTCTTGAGATTCTGGAAGCGCCGTCAGGCACTTGTATGTTTCCTAAGCTGCTGCTTAGCATGTTGTCAGTCAAAGAGAAATACGCTTTGTCTGTTGGTGTTGCGTCAAATGTTCTTGTTATTGTTGTGGCCATTTTATATTCTGAAGTAAAGTTTACTTCCTCCTAGTTTTAGTTGTGGAAACTGCCTTCGAGCAAATGCCCCTAATGCGGCAATACCTCCAGCGGTCACTAATGTCTTTCTTCCAGAGTCGGAAGCAATCATGTTAATGGCGTTACTTGATAAAGTATCAAATGCTTTACCTAGTTCACCATCAGTAATGTCCTTTACCACTCCATCACCCATAGTTGTGACGTTACCTAAGGCTCCCATGCCTGTTCGGGTTGTCGTGGCCTTTCCTGCGTTTAGATATGCGGCTATTGCTAAACCCGATGCCATACCTGTAACTGACGGGTGAGGTAGTGATTTTTTCATTCTTTTAACTCCATTAGAGGATTTACGAGCAGGAGATCTAGAACCTTTCCGAGTCTTTGAGCGAGACCTTGCGGCTAGATAACGAGATTTAGAGATAAGTTTATTATCTTTAAAATACATCATTCGACCGTTCTTTGCTCTCTTTGCTCGTAATACCATTATAATTGTATACACAAATCCATTATATAAACTTATTCCAATTACAAATCACATATATACCACCATCTTCTACTAAAGAATAATGAGCGAGAACTTGTTAAGTGCGTATCAATCTACGCCAAGCTTTGCATTATGGGATAATGAAACCGCTATCCTAAGCTTTACTGGTAAGTTAGATCAAGACTTTGTTAAAGTCGATGCTAACGGAAAGGAACAACACTATTTAGGTATAGAATGTTTGTTAATTTCACATAGTAATGAGAATTATAAACATCGGCATGATTCGATATGTATTTTTAGAACTGGTAAAGAATCAACCTTAGCGAAATGGGCTAATGACCCCCAAGGGGGTATTAAAAAGACTGATAAGGATTTAATCTTTAAAGTCTTTAACAGTGCCAAGTTAGGATTTGACTTAAGAGTTGAAGGGAGATCTAAGAAATGAACCGAAGTGACTGTAAACTTTGTGCATTGATGCTAAAAAAATATCCTGATGACCCTAAAACACCGTCAGGTTTCTTAAGACATGGAAGTTGTGGCCTATGTGAGTATGACTGCAAATGTAAACAGTGTGAGAAAGATGGTGATGAATTGGCTAACGCTTTATTAGAATGGATAGGATACCGAGTACAATGACCTGTAGTTGTATGCGTGGTAGTGCAGCAGGTTACGTAATTCGATGTTACAGGTGCCGTCGAGGTAAGGCCTGAGTTAGGGATTAGGTATAGTTGTGTATGGGAAAGTGGTTTAGGGTGGCTTATTATTGCGTTAAAGGGCCTTATTTCTGCAATCCCATACCGTCACCGAGTGTCTTTACTGCGTTCTTGTCCGATTTGGCTGCGTTTTGCATGATTGGCAGTAATTTACTTGCAGCAGCCTGAACATACCAAGGTTGACCGCTTAAATCTTTTGTCATATTATGCAATAAACTTAATTGAGATCCCTCTTCTCCTTTTCCTAGTTCCTGAGCAGCATTACCCATAGCACCTGACCAAAATTTTTTTAAACTTTCTCTAGCTCTTGGTAACATAAATTCTTCAAAATCATGAAGGGTTTGTTCTCTTATACTCTTAACTATTACTTCTAGTCCTTGGTTAAGTGCATTATCTGATTCTTCACTCAATAACCATGTTTCAATCTTCTTTTGTGTCTTTAGTGGTATCCAAAAGGTATAGATCACTAAGTATAATAAGAAGCTCATAATCCATACAACAAGGAATTGTTCGTCGTTCATATTCCAAGTTTTTCCTTAACATAACTTAACGGGACTGTAAATCCTTTTTGAAGCATACACGATACAACCCAAGGGCCACCTAAAGCGTTAAACTTCCAACCCCTTCCAAGTGCATCTTGAGCATTAGCTATACAATCGAATAAAGCGGTTTGAAATTCATGTGATGCTTCCTGAGCAGGTTCTATTATTGGTTCTAGTGGTTCTAATATCTCCTCTTTTGCTTTATCAACAATTTCTTCACCAGTTGGTAAATCAAAATCTTTAATTGTTTGTATAACTTCTTTA